CCTTTTACAACTGTTACTGTAAATAAGACTTTCAGAACTGCTGCCCATACAGACGTTGGTGATTTGAATAGTGGTCTTTCAAATCTATTGACTTTGTCAAACGATGGACGTTACAGTGGTGGTTATCTGATTGCACCTGAGTATCGTGTTGCTGTTAACCCACGTCCAGGCGATTTGCTGTTGATTAACAACCATGATGTTATGCATGGAAATACTCCTATCGTTTGCGAAGAAGGATCTGAGCGTATCAGTTTAGTTTGTTACTTCCGTGAGAAGATGCTTGAGTTAGGTTCTTGGGAATATGAGAACTGTCGTTATGAGTTTGTTGAATCTCGCAGAAAGAATCCTGAACATCCATTGCAGCGTAAACTTTGGAATGGTGTATCTGAAGGTATGTGGACTTCTGATGAGTGGTATGAATACTGCCGAGACAAGTTGGGAGAACAAGAGTTACTTAAATATCATCCAGAAGCACAAAAATCTGGATCCCTTGATGAATTTTTTGCGTAAGGTTTATTATGTCATTACATGAGTTTCTTGGTGAAGAAAGATTGCTAGAGTGGTTCTATTCAAAGAACTCTAGCAATACTGGAACTAAGGTTGGTTATCGCAGAGTTTCTGGTAAGATTGGTTTGACCAATAAAGAGAATGGTGTTCGTGGAGCATGGGTTGAGAAACGTGTTGCACTGTTCAAGAACATGCTTGATTTTGGTTATCGAATCATTCCATTGTCAGAAGCAACTGATGCCACCAAAGATGATGGGTTTGAAACTTTCTCTGACTATCAGGAATGTGATGTTCTCATGCTTGAGTTTGGTGGAACTAATTTACAGTTCTATCAGAAGTATTGGGATAAAACTGTTGAGATGATTAAATCACACAATGGTCGCATTATCTTCTTGAACGATGACCCAGATCTACCATTCCTTTGGGAACTATTACCTGATGAAGATTGGTCACGCTGGACTATCGCAGCCAATGCAACTGAGTGTAATGAAGTTGCAACAATCTTGAAGTGTCCTATCGGAACAACTACTGTTGATTTGCCAATGGCGTCTGGTATGGAGTTCGCTGAGTTCCATGCAGGAACTATTGAGAAGGTGATTTACATTGGTCGCCCAAATGGTAGAACGAAGTATTTCAAAGAGTTTACTTCCTCACGTTATCTACAAGTTGCAGGTAAGGAAGCTGAGTGGGATGACTTTGAAGCACTGGAGATTTTAGAAAATCCACAGCAGAGAGATCGTAGAAAGTTCTACCAACAGTTCCATGGCTGTCTGGCTGTCTATGACGACAAGCATAAAAAGTCTGGCTGGAGAACTGGTCGTGCATATCATGCTCTTTATGCTGGTATTCCTGTCTGTGCACCGAAAGGTAACAATGGCTTAAACTGGTGTTTTCCTACAGATAATAAAGAACAGTTGGATAGGTTTGCAACACTCCCACTGGAAGTGCGTAGAAATATCTGGGAAAAGCAGAAAGCCATAGTTGAAAAGACTGGAAAGGTTGACCCATTAATCCTATGATAGTTTCCTATGACATCGATGGGGTTCTGGCTGCTCAACCACCGCAATCCGAAATGAAGTGGGGTAAGATGAATGGGGTTCAAAGAAAGGCTAGAAAGGACTTCCTGTACGACTGGTACGAGAATGCCGAGAAACTTATAGAGCCAGTTGAACCCCAATTTTACGCCATTTCTGCAAGAAAACGAGAGCCAAGAATCCATACAATCACAAAAGACTGGCTGAATAAATATTATGGTGGAAGAGTCCTCTCATTCCACCTACTAGACAATACCAGAACTGTTGAAAACGTAGTCCGATTTAAGTCCGAAAAGGTGCTTGAATTGGGTATACAAAGACATTATGAAGACAACAAAAAAGTACTAAGAGGGATGAGGAAACTGTTACCCCAGACTGTTGAGTTGTATTTTTGGGAAAGGGGTATGCAGGAGCCAGTTCCTTTTATCAAATAGGGCTGAATATGAAGTTCCTGGAAAACTATAATTCTGACTGGATGGATATGCTCAATTTCTATGAGCGTCCATTTAGGGCTAAACTTGTTCCAGCAAAAGTGCTAAAAGATCTGGACAAGTATAGGAATGATTCTGTTGGTCTAGCCAATTATTTCAAAAAGTGGCGAACTAAAGTTGTTTGGAGAGAAGAGAAGTCTAAGGCTAGTTGGACTGAAAAGTATGTTTGCGTTGGTGGCGAATATGACCCAGAAACACGACAATCAGTTCTAATAATTCATACTACTAAATTTAATACCTTTAACTTTAGCGATCCAGTTTGGGAAAAATTTAAGTTTCGTTTAATCCAAACTTTAATGCATGAGTTAATTCATTTCATGCAATATGATAGACGTGATGATACTTGGAGCAATTACGTTGTTCCATATAAGAAAGTTGGCATAGCCAAAAAGGATGCAGAAAGAAAGTACCTTTCTGAGTTCGATGAGATACAAGCATATGCTCACTGCGTGTATCTAGATTTCAAAGTACTAAGACCACAGGTAGATATCAATACTCTACTAAATCGCTGCAAGAAATCTCGCGATTCAAAAACCCTCCATTATTTCCTCAAGACATTCGACTACGACTTCCGAAACAATGAATCTCCAAGAAAGATCATTGACCAGATCGGTAAATGGGATCGTAAGTACGAAAGAACTATCCGTAGACAAAGTAGACCTAAATAGATACAATAATATTGTATTGGGGTTTACATGGCACAACAAGGTTTCGTCTACGAAGCAAATGCATATAAAGCATTAGAAAAATATGGCATCTCAGTAGGAGGTGTTGCTGGTGCATCACATGATAAACCAGACCTTTCCATAGTCACTAAAAGTATACAAGACCCAGCAGGATGTGAACTAAAGATAGCACCGACAGCAGCTGGTTCTTTAGTATTAAAATACTATAATGGTAAGTGGTCTTTCGCTACAGATCTCAAAGGGGATCCAGAAAAACTCATGATGAAAGCCATAGCAGACAAATATAATGTTCTCAAACAACTAAATGAATCTGGAGCAGAAGGTGCTAAGTGGAGAAGTAAAGTTCCTATTTTACAGAATGATGCTTCTGGGAAAAAGATTCTTACTGGTGGAATCAAAGATAAACGCAAAGCGTATGAAATAGATATAGAAAGTTTTAAGGGTGAGAACGAAGTTCACATAAAAGTAGCAGCAAAAGCCATATGTGATTACTACAATAAAAAGAAGACCTATTACTTGAATGTAGGTACGCATGGGTTTTATCTAATGAATAAATTAGATCCTCTAAAACTCAATGCTAAGTTGACCAAGAAGATTGAAGATTTCTCTAACTGCGCATCTGCTAGAATCCGTGTTCGTTGTCAATATAAAGGTTCTGGAGACTACCAATTTGTTATGACTTTGGAATTCTCGCAAGTTAGAAAATCCCTGTATAACCTGTGCCCAATAACTTCAGCAACTAACGTAACAATCAACGAACTTGCGTATAAGCAAACAGACAACCAGACCCTGCTACAAGCATTCGCTTCATAGACTTTTATAAATACCTCTGTAAGTCATTGATTTAAATGGATTAAAATAACCCTCCAGAACGTAGGGTTATTAAAAATAATGCTTTACTTTATTGCAAAAATAGGGTATAATAACTGTATAGATGGGTAAAATGAAGTCGTTCCAAACATTCCTTAAAGAAGAAACCGAAGAAGAGAAACTGAAGCACATCCATCACGCAGAGGATCGTCCTCTGTTCCATGGTTCTTCTGGTTTCGAACATGCTCATGGTGCACTCAACCAAGCGCATGAACATACCAAAGCTGGAAAACACGATAGCACTTTGACCATGAAATATGATGGTTCGCCATCTTTGGTTTTTGGTCATCACCCAGAAACTAAAAAATTCTTTGTTGCTTCCAAATCTGCGTTCAACAAAAACCCAAAAATCAATTATACTGCCAAAGACATTGACGCCAACCATGGTCATGCTCCAGGTCTCGCAGAAAAATTAAAACATGGACTTAAACATTTACCAAAGGTAGCACCTAAGCAAGGTGTTTATCAGGGTGATGTTATGCACTCTGAGGGTGATGTTCAGCATGACGAGAAGAAAGGTTCTGCGTCTTATACACCAAATACAATTAAGTATACTGCTCATGGTGATGAAGCCAAGAAAGCTGCACAATCTAAATTTGGTTTAGTTGTTCACCAGAAATATGAAGGTAAAGATTTTGCTTCTATGAAAGCAACTCCTCATCCTGACATGAAAAATTTTGGACAGCATAAAGATGTTCATCTTGCCAGTGCTGAGCATGACACGAGCAAAGTTAAATATAGTCAAGCGGATCAGAAAAGATTCCAGACTTATATGAGTGCTGCTAAAGAAATTCATGACACTCATGGCGAGAGCATGTATGGTGCAATTCATACTGAGCATAAAGGTGACTCTGGACATTTGGGAACTTACATCAATCAAACAGTTCGCAAAGATACAAAACCAAATGCCAAAGGTTTTATTAAGCATGTGCAAGATGTTTATGAGAAGAAAGCATCCAAGTTAAAATCTGAGAAGGGACAAACTGCTCAACGTAATCTTGGAGCTGCTCACGCTGCACATGTTCAGAAAAATAAAGAGCATTATGAAAATCTATTCAAGATGCATCAGCATCTGCAGAATGCTAAGAACCTTTTAGTTAAGAATTTAAACCAGCATACTGGTGGACTTGAGCATCATATTGGTGATAAGAAAACAGATCCTGAAGGATATGTTATAAATTATACTCATAAGGGTAAACAAGAACCAACTAAACTTGTCAATCGTGCTGAGTTTAGTAAAGCAAACTTATTGAAGCCAAGAAAATGAAAACATTTAAATCTTATCTTGTCGAAGCAGAAAAAGATGTCCATCACGTGATGGCATTTGGTCGCATGAATCCTCCAACTGCAGGACATGAGAAGTTAGTCAAACATATGCATGACACTGCAAAGAAACATGGTGCCGAACACACTTTAGTTTTGTCTGGTTCACATGCAACTAAAGATGGTTCTAACCCACTACCACCTGATGTTAAAAAGAAACACGCAGAACGTGCATTCCCTGGAACTAATGTTAAGGTAGCATCTAAAGAACATCCTACTGTTCTGCATCATGCTGCTGAATTACATAAACAAGGTGTTACTCATTTGCACTTTGCTGGTGGCGATGATCGCAAACCAATGCATGCATTATTGAAGAAGTATAATAATGTTAAAGGTGAGCATGGTCATTACAATTTCAAAGATATAAAATTCCACAATGCTGGTAAACGTGATGAAAAATCCAAAGGTACTGAAGGTATTTCTGGAACTAAACTCCGTGCTCATGCTGCAGCTGGTGAACAGAAAAAATTTGAATCTCATCTATCTTCTCAGATGAAACCAGAACATAAAACAGAACTGTATAATGATCTAAGAAAACATATGGGACATAAAGACTAATGAAAAATTTTAAATCGTTCATCGCAGAACAAGAATACTACTTAGAAGAATTAGAAGAACTCAATGAAGCAGCTGATGATGCTTCTAAAGAGGGTGGTGTTTCCAATAACACCAAAGGTGTCCTGCACGAACTTCTAGTTGGTAAACATTTAAATGGTGGCAAACATCTAGAGAAACATAAGAACGAAAATGATGAGACACCTGAGCAAGCACACGATAGATTAAAGAAACAAATCCATCCTAAAGATTATGAGAAGATTCATAAGAATGCAGAAAGTGCTGCCAATCATATTAAAGCACATATTGATTCTACTCACAAGGGACATAAGATTCATGCAGTGCACTGGACTTCGAAACCTGGAGATACAGAAAAGGTAACAGGGCACAAAGCAAGTCAGAAAGAAGATTCTTCTGATGTTTATGTTACTACCAAACATCCAAAGACTGGTAAAGAACATCATCATGGTGTTAGTTTAAAAGTTAGCGATAAGTCAAGTAAGAACATTCCTTCTTCAAGTCTTGGTATGGAATCAGGTGGTTCGAAAGCCAGAGAACATTTCGAAGCACATAAGAAAGCAATTCTTGATGCACACCCTCAGTTAAAAGGTAAGAATAAAGAACAGCGTAAAGAGATCGCTAAAGCAGATCCTAAGTTGCATGCTGATGTTAAGAAACGCAATCAAGAACTTCTACACAAAGTTGCACACAGTCATGCTGCTGAATTGCAACACCACTTAGACAATAATAATTACGAACACGTTGTTAAACATATTCGTGAAGTTCTTCATGCACATAAAACTCCTGCCGAAGAAAAGGGACATAGTTTTATTAAGCATACAACATATCAAACTGCCAAAGGTGTTCAACATCATACAAGCAAACCAAGTGAAGACCACGAGCATATCCTTAAAGACCATAAGAACATTACAGTTAAATCTTCAGGTGGTTCTGTTCACTTCTATCATAATGGTAAGAAGTTTGCTTCTCAAGCACACAAGTTTGACTCGCAGTCTGATCCACTAAGTTCATTGAAGAGTGCAGGTAAAGCAGTATGAAAAAACTAATACTCATTCTTGCTGTAGTTTCTTTAACAGGTTGTTCTTCAATAACTAAACTTTGGCCACGACCACACGATCCAGAAATGTTTGGTCGTTTAGTTGACGCTAAAATTTCAGTTGATAAATTAGAATGTGGTAATCCTCTAGCATTTCACAATGCAGATGAATATATCGAGAGATTAAAGGTTTATGCCACATTGAGATCTGACCCACAAGCAGATGCTATTGGGAAACTTCAAGACTCTATCAAGAAAGCAGGAGAATCTAAGAATAAAGTCTTCTGCGAATCAGTTGTAAAAACTAACAAGGTTAGAATTGATGTGATAGTTGATGCGTGGAAAGGAAGATAATGACTACATTCACTACAGAAGATAGAAAAACTGCTTATGATCCAGGAATGGGTTGCGTCACTCCAAATTTAGCAGGAGATGATTTAAAAACAGATTTTGTTGCAGAAGCACCATATCATCCTGGATATGAGGATGCTGCTGTTGGCGATAATTCTAAAACATTGTTTTCTGAATATTTGGAATATAAAACTCGCCATTTGAATACTTCCAAAAAAATCATAGAATTTATGAGAGGACCAAAATGCTAGAACAATTAAGAGAAGCAGCAGGGATGGGTGGTCCAGCTGCAGCATTGGCGAATGAGCTGTTAGTTATTCGTGAGAACTACGAACAAGGACAACTATCCAAAGAAGAATATGAGTATCTGATTAACGAAATAGCCGATATTCGTGCCCAACAGGAACTCGCTACAGACGAGGTAGCA